AAGAACGTCATAGACCTTGTAGCGGGTTATCTCGCTGCCGCAGGTGTCGAGGTGGGCGGCTGTCTGCAATCTGATAGCCTCCATGAAGTTGTCTCCGCTTCCAACTGCAGCGGTGCGGACGTATTCATCTCCATTCACTGCAACGCCTGTAACGGCACGGCAAACGGAACGGAGGTCTGGCACTACTACGGAAGCGGAGAGGGAGAGAAACTGGCACAGTGCATCCAGAATCAGATTGTGGATGCACTCGGAACCGTGGATCGCGGCGTGAAGGGGGCAAAGCCCGGTGTCAACGGTCTGTACGTTCTGAGCAACACCGATGCGGTCGCTGTGCTCGTGGAGCTTGCGTTTATTGACCATGCGGGCGATGCAGAGCTTCTGCGTTCGCATCAGGATGAATTTGCCCGCGCCATTGCGCGTGGGGTAACGGACTATGAAGGAGAGTGTTGAAGATGAAACTGGAACACATTCAAAATGAGCTGAAGAACCATGTGGGAGATTTCGTGCGGACGGAGGCGAAGGAAGCAACTGTTCTCTGGCTGCATGAAAAGGGGCTTCCTGCGGCGCGTGAAGTATCGGCGGCATACACGGCGGCACTGAAGGAGAGCGCGGAGAAGGAGACAGGGTGGTGCAGATTCCGCGACCGCATTTTCCTGCCGCTCGTCATCGACGGGGCAATCTGGATGACGGGCAAGATGCTCGAGCGGATGACTGCTCCTCATTCTGTGAAATGATGACGCTCTGCGGTTTATCTCACTGAGGCCATGGTGTATACAACACAATCCGCTTGCTAATTATCCCAAAACGAGGGATGTATGTAATGACCAAAGTTCATAAAGGAGGTTTTCAAAATGAAGGTCAATTACAACATCCAAAAGGAAGAGCGCAAGGCGATGGTCGGGATCGTCGGCAAGGTGCTCGAGACAAAGCCCGCCTACTGCGGCGCACCGAGCTTTTCCTACAAGGTCGGCGCATTCGAGATCACGAAGGACGGTAGCCTTTGCTTCGACGATGCCACCGATGAAGCGACCGTTGCGTGTGTGCGCACGGTACTGCGCGAAGCGGGCTTCACGGCCGAGGACGGGGAGAACGAGGCTTCCTGCGCGGACACAGGGGCAGATGAGCCGGTCCAGGCGGAAGCGGCAGAGAATGAGCTTGCCGCAGTAGAAACGGCAGAGATCGAGCTGAGCCAGACGAAAACAGCTGCAGATGAGCCGACCGCAGTAGAAACGGAAGCAGACGAGCAGATTCAGATGGAAACGTCGGAAGAACCTGCTCCGACCGAGGACGTAATGGCGGAATCCGGCGAGGACAGCCTTTCCATCAGCCTTCCACGTAGCCTTTTCACCGAAACGGCACTGCAGAATCTCGATGCACTTCTTCTGAGCAAGGGACGGCTGATTCGCCACGCCTTTGACATCAGGGAAGCGACCTACACGCTGACCGATGACCGCATCACCTTTGCATGGCTGCACGGCACTGTCACCGACGAGACGGCAAAGGCATACGCCGAGTTCATCAGCAAACTCTGCCAGATGGCACGGACGCAAAAGCGTGTCACGGCAAAGGAGAAGATCGTGGACAACGAGAAATACGCTTTCCGCTGCTTCCTCCTGCGCCTTGGCATGATCGGAAATGCCTACAAAGAGTCGCGCAAGATTCTCCTGCAGAACCTCACGGGCAGCAGCGCGTTCAAGAACGGACATCGGAAGGAGGCTGAGGATCATGCGGTTTCCAAGTAGAGAACAGATCGCCGCACTTCGAGAGCGGTATCCGCACGGGACGAGAGTGGAACTCCTTGCGATGGACGATCCGCAAGCCCCGCCGACGGGAACGAGGGGCGAGGTCATGGGCGTTGATGATGCGGGACAGCTTCTCGTCCGATGGGCGACAGGATCGTCACTCAGCCTGATTCCCGGCGTGGACTCCTTCCGCATCGTACAGAAAGGCGGCAGGTCATGAATGAGAAGGTTTTCTCGCAGATCATGGACATCCGCGATTCGGGGCGAGTGAATATGTTCGACGTTCCTGGTGTTCAGCGCATGGCATTTGAGATGGGCTTCTACGAACTGGTCTGCTTCATCGAGGAAGACCGCGCAGCGTATGTGCGCTTCATCCTCACGGGTGAACAATAGGCGATAGTTTCACGACTTTTGCACAGCCTTTCGGGGCTGTGTTTCTCTCGAAAAATAAGTGTAGTTTATCCGAAATATGACTTGCTATATTCTGCGTTTAGAGACATATATGTACATGACCGAAGGGAACAACCTACACAAAGGAGGAAACGAAAATGAAGAACGCAGAAGCAAGATGGCCGAAGACCACCACGATGGAGCACCTCGATGAGATGCGGTTCGGGACGAGCGGCGCGATCCTGCGCTACGGCGAGCAGATCCTTGTCGTCGGGATGGAGTGCTGGGGCTTCCACGCAGCCATCTACGAGATGGTCGAAACGCCGGAGGAGACAGGCTTCGCGGACATTGAATGCCGCTTGAACCTCGTCGAAGCCGCTACGGAGCTTTTCGAGGACGGCGGGCACGCGATGGCTTGGTGCATGAAGCGCATCTAGGCTACGCTAAACAACAAAACAGCCCTTCGGGGCTGCTTCTCGTTTCTGTGTTTTTTGAGTCGCTGAGGGCGGCTCTTTTTTGATGGGGGTGATTGCTTGCGGAAACTGGACTACACACCGACGAAGTTCATGGCAGAGGACGCACACTATGACAAATCTGCTGCGGACTATGCCGTGGGCTTCATCGAGTGCCTGTGCCATACGAAGGGGACGTGGGCAGGAAAACCCTTCGAACTGATTGACTGGCAGGAGCGCATTATCCGAGATGTTTTCGGAATTTTGAAGCCGAACGGCTATCGGCAGTTCAATACGGCGTATGTGGAGATTCCCAAGAAACAGGGAAAACAGCTTGCTCTCGATACGAAAATCCCTACTCCGAGTGGTTTTACCACAATGGGCGATATTCGCGTCGGAGATACCGTTTTTGACGAAAACGGACAGCCCTGCCGTGTTGTCGCCAAAAGCAATGTGGATGATACCGAGCAAGCCTATCGGCTGACCTTCCGCGACGGTTCGTCCATCGTGGCAGGGGAGCGACATCTCTGGAATGTGGATTACATCATCGGCGAGCCGCGATCCGTGCTTTGGACAACGGGTGAAATCTACAGCCGAACGATGAGGTACAGAGAAAAATATCGGGATAACGAAAAGGAGGCACGTCGCTCCATCATCCGAATCCCTGTGGCAGAGCCTCTGAACCTTGCGAAGTGCGATCTTCCTGTTGATCCGTATCTTTACGGATACTGGCTCGGCAACGGATGTGCCACAAAGCCTGAAATCACCATATGCGATAAGGACGTACAGGCGGTCACACAGAATGTGCCGTATGCTCCATACAACAGCATTCCTCAACCGGGAAGTGTGCGCGTGTACTATGAGGAACTAAAGAGCATCCTCGTTCCGACATTCCGCGATAAGGTTATCCCAGTCGCATATCTAAGAGCCTCGGAGCGTCAGCGGTGGGAACTCCTGCAGGGGTTGATGGATTCTGACGGATGTATCGGCAGTCGGAAAGCGCAGAGCGTTTACGTCAGCACCATCGAGCAGCTTGCCGAGTCCGTACGTGAACTCTTGTGGAGTCTCGGCATCAAGAACGCTATGACGGAAGCACCGTCTACGCGCTGCGGAAAGCCGACGGGGGAGACATTATACATCATACGATTCACCACATTTGACGATCAACCGACATCAAAACTGCATCGGAAAATCTGCCGGAAACGGGAGCGGGTTAAGGAAACTCGCTCCTGTTTTCATTATCTGGCAGATATTGAGCCGCTCAAAGAGCGTGTCCCCATGCAGTGCATTCAGGTGGACAGTACCAGTCATTGCTATCTGGTAGGGGAATCCTTCGTGCCGACACATAACAGCGAACTCGCGGCCGCTGTCGCACTCCTCCTTTGCTGCGACGATGGGGAGGAGCGTGCCGAAGTGTACGGCTGTGCCGCTGATCGTCAGCAAGCAAGCATCGTCTTTGAGGTCGCAGCAGATATGGTACGCATGTGTCCCGCACTCAGCAAGCGAGTGAAGATCCTCGCCTCCCAGAAGCGGATGGTGTATCTGCCGACAAACAGCTTCTATCAGGTACTTTCGGCAGAGGCGTATTCGAAGCATGGCTTCAACATTCATGGAGTTGTGTTTGATGAGCTGCACACGCAGCCGAACCGCAAGCTCTTTGATGTTATGACGAAAGGCTCCGGCGATGCGCGTATGCAGCCTCTTTATTTCCTTATCACCACAGCAGGAACGGACACGCAGTCCATCTGCTACGAGACACATCAGAAAGCGAAGGATATTCTGGAAGGGCGAAAGATCGACCCGACCTTCTATCCCGTGATCTATGGAGCGAAGGAGGATGAGGACTGGACAAATCCTGAGGTCTGGAAGAGGTCGAATCCATCGCTCGGTATCACGGTCGGCATTGACAAGGTACAGGCAGCCTGTGACTCTGCACGGCAGAACCCTGCCGAGGAGAACAGTTTTCGTCAGCTTCGCCTGAATCAATGGGTGAAGCAGTCCGTGCGATGGATGCCAATGGACAAGTGGGATGCGTGTGCCATACCCGTGGATACAGAAGCCTTGGAAGGTCGTGTCTGTTACGGCGGACTTGATCTTTCCTCGACGATGGACATTACGGCGTTTGTGCTCGTGTTCCCTCCGACGGAGGAGGATGAGCCGTTTGCCTTGCTTCCGTACTTCTGGATTCCCGAGGAGAACATCGATCTGCGCGTGCGGCGCGACCATGTTCCGTATGACGTGTGGGAGAAACAGGGCTTTCTTATGACCACCGAAGGAAACGTCGTGCATTACGGATTCATCGAGGCTTTCATCGAGAAACTGGGCGAGAAGTACAACATCCGCGAGATTGCTTTCGACCGATGGGGCGCGGTGCAGATGGTGCAGAATCTTGAGGGGATGGGCTTCACCGTTGTTCCCTTCGGGCAGGGCTTCAAGGATATGAGTCCGCCGACCAAGGAGTTGATGAAGCTGACACTGGAAAAGAAAATAGCGCACGGCGGGCATCCCGTCATGCGCTGGATGGCAGACAACATCTTTATTCGCACCGATCCTGCGGGGAACATCAAGGCAGATAAGGAAAAATCCACCGAGAAGATCGACGGTATCATTGCGCTCATCATGGCTCTAGATCGTGCGATCCGTTGCGGGAATGATACCTCGGAATCCGTGTATGAAAATCGTGGTGTGTGGGTGTTTTAGGGCGATCGTATACACGCTTTATCTTCACATATGGCCTTGCTATTTCTCGGATTATACGGGAATATACACATACCGAAAGGGAAAACCGAAGGAGCCAGAAACGGAGGAAAAGAAAATGAACAAGCAGGAAATCGCCAAGATCATCGAGAGCAAGGCTGCCGAGTACGGACTCAAGCTGCAGGAAAACACGATGGGCTGGGCAAACGAGAGCAACCACGACAGCTACATCCGCATCGAGGTTCGCAAAGAGAGGGATTATGACAAGACGGATTGGGAAGCCCGCAAGGTTTTCTGGGACATCAAAGCCAACGCCGGCATTTGCCAGATGGGCGGAGATCCAACGCCGGAGGAACTTTTGAAAGCCGCCGACGAGATTGCGCGGGGCGCGAAATTCACAGCCGACATCAACAGCATGGAGCTTTCCTGCATCGAAATCTTCTAAGCTGAAACTACGGAGCACCGCTCGAAAGGGCGGTGCTCTTGCTCTCATCATCTTCTGTGGTAAGGCTTTTTCATACCGTTTTGGAAATGGAGGTTTCCATGAACTTCTTCACAAAACTCTTTCGTTCGCGGGACAAGCCCATGAATCACCTCGGCGGCTTGTCCTTTTTGTTTTGACAGACGGCAGCGGGCAAGGCAGCCAACGAACGGACGGCAATGCAGACAACGGCAGCCCAT